TTGTAAAGTGATTGTTGTTAATTTTGGAATCTCCTCAGCTGCTAACTGTACATTTAAAGTTGCATTATTTATTTTTAAATCATCATAGTCATTTACACCAGAAATATTTAATAAGATATTTCCTAATTGTGCATAACTTACATAATCCTGTTTAAATCCAACTTTTCTAAAATATTCTTTTATTTTTGTTTCAAATTCCGTTTTCACTTCATCAAATTTTATATTTTTAGAAATTTTAACAGTACCTGAAATTGATATAGCTTTACCTATTGCACTCTTTACTGTAACAGTAGCCCCTATTGGTCTGACTTCTTCTAAATAATCTCTTACTCTTTTTAGTAAAGTTTCATCAGCTTCATTAATATCACTGTTTACAACAACTACCTTTACAGTACCATTTCCATTCCATAATGGAAAAACTTTAACTCCTCCTACTCCTTCAACTTCAAAAGCCCATTTTTTATAATGATAAATATTACCAGATGTTACTGGTTCTCTAACTTTGAAATAATATCTTTCTCTTAATTCATCATCAGTTTCTCCATCATATCCATCTAATGTTTCAGAATTATTTATCACTTCACTTAATCCTGGAATAGTTATAGGAAAATTTGTAATAGTCCCTTTAGGTATATTATATATTTTCCCATTTTTTTCACTTTCAATAGGTACTTCAACACTTCCAGTAGCAGATATTATTTTTTCTTGTGTAGTTAAATAAATATAGGTATCACTTGCAACTTTGGTATTAATTTCTATTACTGTTCCTGGTACTCCTTTTATAATTACAGTACCTTTTGATTTAGTTGCTTTTCTTCTAAATACTCCGACCTCTTTACATATATTGTCTAAATACTCAACTTCTGCTGTTTCTGCAAAGGAATTTAAAAATATATATTCTAAGGTTTTTCTTATCTCTTCTATTTCTATACTTACAGGTGCTAAGTTATCATAAAATAAGCCTCCTTCTGTCTTATCATATTCATCATTTACCTGGTTAAGCATATTTTTTAAAATTTCTTTCCATTCTTTTTTTATTATCATAGATACCCCTCCCATTCAAATGTTTTGAAGTTTTTTAACACTACTTCAAATTTTGTTTTCAAGGTATGTTTTTCTAACTTTATATCAATATTTCTAATTTCTATTATCTGTTTATTTTTCTTAATTGTTTCTGTTAATTCTCTCTCAAACTCACTATATAAAACAGGGGTAGGAAATCTTTGACTAAGTAACATAGCCTTATATTTCATTCCATATTGATTAGGTCCATTACTTTTATAAATATTCCATTTATATTTTTCTGTTAAAAGAACCTTTTCAATCCACATTCTAACAGCTCTTTCATCATCTGTTTTTATTAATTGTCCATTACTTTTTAATAATTTCTTTTTCTGAAAGTCTATTAAAAATGTTTTACCATTACTATTTTTATTATTAGTTGTGTCTTGTTTAGAGTAATCAACAAAATCTATTTTTGGTAATATTCCCATTCTAAACTCACCTCTGGTGCATAATTAAATACATCTACAATAAAAAATTTGTCCTCTTCAAAATTAGGTATAACTAATACAAACATATTTTTTTTTAAATGGAATACAGTCTGTAATATAAATTTACCTTTATCTTTATTATCTTTTTCGCTTGAACTATCAGCATAAGTACCACTATGTCCCGATAAACTTAAATTAGTATCTCCGTTACTATCACTACCTGCTCCATCTGTGTTTAAATCATTAATTTTGCAAGTAGTTGATTTATTACCTTGACTTTCAAATTCTTTCATAGTACATTCAATAGCCAATCTATTGGTTATTGCATTAGATAAATAAATCTTATCACTATCAATAACACCATAACCATTTAAAAGTTCAATAGAGATGTCAGGGAGAGGTTTTAAAATCTTACCTAAAACAGCACCTATTGGACTTGGATTTTCTCTTTCCTTGAACTTCTCTGCTACTGCTATATCCCAAGATTTTTTGTTTTCACTCACTCATTAAACACCTCCAATTTTAAATTTATTCTGTGGATTCCATTCTGTACACTGTGAGAACTTTCTTTTATTAGATACTCACCTTTTAAATTAAAAAGTGGTATGTCTATATCAATGACTCTACCACTCTTAACCTTATCATCACCTAAGACATCAATAGAAAAGTCTTCTGTAATTTTATTTAATTTTTTTAACTCATTTTTTGCAACAAGTTTAGCTTTTTTATGTTCCTTTTCATCTAGTGTTACCACTTCCTGTAACATACCATACTTTTTAATACTTTCATTATCTTGCTCTTTTCCTACTGTTCTAACTGCTTTTTTATTTTGTGTTATAACCAGGATTGAATTTTTCATATCAACTATTGACCTACTAAGTGAAACCTCTCCAATATTTTTTGCTACATCTATAAAAGCATTTTTGTGCATTTCATATTGTCCAGTAACTTTTATCTTTTTGAATGGTCCTACTTTTAGAGTACCTTTATCATACTCAATAAAAAATTTTTTAGAATTGAATTGTGAACATTGTTCTATGATGTCATAAATAACGCCTGAGATAGTCTTATCCTTGTAAATTTTATCTATCTTAGTATCTAATCCACTTACTTCAACTTTTATTCCAATTTCACTGCATAAGGACTTAATACAGTCATTCCCTACCATCTTTTTAAATTGTTTTATCACAGTTGATTTATTCAAATACCAAGCCATATCATAAGCAGTAAATGATGTAGTCTTTCCATTAGGGTTTTCTGATACTATAATAGCTTGTACTAATGTTTCTCCTTTGTCATTGATTATTTGAACTGGATCACCCAAAGTAATATCATAGAGAAAAGATAAATTTTTATCAAACTTATTTACTGCAAGTTCAAAACTTACCTCAACTCCTAATGTGTCAATACTATCTCTCCATATTAAATCTCTTATATAATTGGTTACATCTATTCCTTTTGCTATTGTTCTATACATTATTATCAGCCTCACCAGGTAAAATATATTCTTTTATATCTAAGGTGTATGGAACATCTCCAGCCTTATCTCTAAAAGAATAAGTAAAATTATATCTACATAGCATATTTAAGACTACTCTGTACTTATCAACTATAATAATTCTTAAAGGTACTCTTGCATCTCTATACTTTTCAAAAAAATCAATATAATATTTAGGTTTTTTATAATTTAAAAAACTTACAAAACTATATAATTTACTAGGAAAAAAAGAAGAAAATGAAAAGTTTCTAAGTCCTTTACCACCAATTAAATTTAATTTTTTCCCATTAATAGTTGTAAATTCTTCATCTTCTGTTTCACAGTTTACTGGCTCTATATTTTGAACTACTGGAATATTTACCATTTCTTGTTGTACTCCATTATCTTCAACTATAAAAATTATATTCATTTTCTTATCTCCTATCCTACATATTATTCAAAGCTGCTAAAATCTTATTTGCTGTATATTCTCCATATTTTTCCATATGTTCTTTTTCTCCTATGAAATTACCTCCGATATGGATATGTACCTCTACCTTTTTATCTGAACTTTTCTTACTTTCAACTTCTTTTATAATTACTTGTTTTTCAGTATTATTCTTTTGAAGTGATTTACCTTCTTCATGACTTAGAATTTGAGTTCCAGCAGGTAAAATTGCAGTTTCATTTCTTCCACCCTCATTTATTCCAGTTACACCACCTTTGAAATAAGCAGTACCTAAAGCATGTCTAGGATTTTTAACAGTAGTAGTTGTTATTCCAGTTTTATTACTTTCACCAATATTATCTGTTTTCTTAACTTCATTGATATTTATTGTTTTATCTTCTGCTTTTGTATTATTCCAAAATTTCAACTTATCTATAAGTTTACCAAAAGCATTTTTAGCTGTTTCAATAGGATGTAATATAGCGTCTAATGCTTTCATTAAGCTATCCCAAGCACTCATAAAAACACCAGTAATAAAATCTGTTACTTTATTAAAACCTTCTTTCAACTTATCTAATGCCTTTACAACTCCATCCCATATAGCTGTGAATATTCCACATACAACACTACAAACACCTAATATAACATCTTTAACATAATTAAATGCACTAACTAAACCTTCCCATAAATATATAGCAAAACCTTTAATAGTATCCCAATTTTGAGTAATTACATCTTTTAAAAATAAAAAAGCATTTATCATAGCACCTATAGGGTTCCCAAACTTTATAATAAACTTTAAAACTTTACCTAGTGGATGCTCATCTAGTTTTTTCCATAATTCCATAGTTTTTCTTTTAACTAAATCCCAATTTTTACACAGTAACCATATACCACCAACTAATATTGCTATTGCTCCTATAACCACCCCTATTGGATTTGCATTCATAGCAGCATTTAATAACCATTGTTTTATAGTTAAAGTTTCTGTTGCTGCTGCTTGTGCAGCATCCCAAGCCATTTTTACTTTTGTTATTGCAACCATAGCTGTTGTATAAACCCAAGCTCCAAACATTACTAATTTATATGCTGCTATTGCACCAACAAGAGTATAAATGACGGGACTTATTCTATCCCAATTATTTATTATGTCTTGTGCTATATCTATTGCAACAGCCCCAGCATCTGATAATATCTGCCAAGTTTCTTCTAATGCTGGTTTAACTTTTTCAAATATTTTTCCAAACATATCCTTAATTTGTGTTATATAAGGTTCTGCTTTTGTAACTAATTCTTCAACTTTATCTGCAAGACTTAATATAAAATCTTGAATAGCTGGTATCTTACTATGAAACCACTCAGCAATAGCACCTAATTTTGGCATTAACTTTTTACCAAGTTCTGCTTGCATATCTCCCCAAGCACCTTTTGCTGCTACAATTTTACCTTCATCTGTTTCTCTCAAAGCCTTGTTAGTTCCACCAATAGCAGCTGTTAATTTCTTATTTAAAAACTCTACTCTTTGTTCTCGCTTCATAGTTTTAAATAATTTTTCTTCTGCATCAGTTAAAGATACTCCATATTTTACAAGTCCTTTTGTTTTACCTTCTACAGCCTTACCAAATACATCAGCCATAGCAATAGCATCTTCTTGTGTACCATTAAAACCTTTTTCTTTAGCAACCATATCATCAATGATAGGTAATATAGTTTTTATTTGGTCTGCTTTTAATTTGTAGATAGCTAATTGTCCTGCACCAGCTATAGCAACATCATCTCCAACTACTCCAACATCTTGTAATGCACTAGCTTCATCCTTTAACATCTGTATATGTTCTTTTTTAAAATTAGCTTGTTTCATTAAGTTAGTCTCTAACAACTTATCAGCTTTTAATTTATCTTTTGCAGCATCTATAGACTGTTTTATAAATACTCCAGCTGCAGCAGTTAATGCTCCAAATCCAATTGCTGCCCATTTTGCTACAGATTTCATTCCATCTTTTATTTTTCTGCCAAATGCTTTTACTTGGTTTCCAGCTTTTTCAAGTTGTCTATCCATAGTCTTTACACTCTTGGTTGCTTTCTGTAATGGTGTTGTAAACTGGTCTTTTAAACTTAGTAATACACCAATAGTTTTTGCCATTTAAACCTCCTTTCTTGCAATAAAAAAGAGGAGATATTTTAACTTCTCCTCTTAATATAATTATTATATTTAAAATTAATTACTTACATTTAATAACCCAACAATATTCCTTCCTAATTTCCCAAGACAATAACATTTCCAGTCATACTCAAAAATACGATTAAAAGGTGTTGGATTAGAAGAACTTTCAATAACTTTTTTAAATTCTTTATCTTCACAGTTTCCAAGATTATTCATAAGCTCTAATTCAGATAATTTTTTAATTGAAATTTGGATTAATTCTATTGGATAATTACTATTTTTTTCTTGTGCTTTATTAATACTAAATCTTAATAAATCATTTTGTTCACACCTAATTTCTTCTCCATAATTTGTTTTAACTATATATTCTTTTCCTAAACTTATTAAAATCAATAAGTCAAACCAAGATAATTTTTTTAAAATTTTTATATATTCTCTTGTTAATATATCCTCATCATCTATTCCATTTATTAAAACATCTGAAATATATTCAAAAACATTTTCATCCAGTTCTTCACAAGTTTTTATATAATCTTCCAATTCTAAAAAACAATCTCTTAATATTTTTTCTTGTTTTTCTGTAATTTTTTCTTTTTCTCTAAAGTGATTTTTTATTTTATCAATTAAATTTGAAATCTGTATTTTTCCAATAAAATCTCTTAAACTATAACCACTTATTCCCATAAGTGCTCCTACAAAAGTAACTACTTCATTATTATTAACAGTCTTTACATATTCAAAAAGTGTTTTACTCATATCAGCAAGAGCTGGTAAATCAGCCATAAAATCTCCCCCTTATAATTTTTATAATAATATTATATAACTATAAGAGTATTTAGTAAAGAATTAAGAATTTAATTTATTCATTCTTTCAATTTCAAGCTCCATTGTAGCCATCATAAATAACTTTTCTTCATATGATAAACCCAATAGATACTTCATAGAAAAGCCTTTTAAAGTATAAAAAGAGAGGAATGCCATATCGGCATCCTCCAATATTAGTTTTTTATATCTTCAATCTCTTCTTCTAAGACTTTACTAGCTTTATCATCTTCTTCACCTAATCCATAAAGGTTTAGAATAAAGTTAGATAGCTTGTTTATTTCCCCTAAATTTTCATCAAATACAGGTATTACAATTTCGTAAGGTTGTGCTACTTCATAAGTCTTTTGCAATTCTTTATCATGTAAAATAGGACAATGTTTATAGATTAATTTACAATTAGCATTGTAAGCTGCTTCTGTTGTTTTTTCTTGTGCACTATCCATAATTTTTATTACATCTCTTGCTCTATGTTTTACAACTTCTATTGTTCCACCTAATACTTCTGAATTGAATAATACCACTTTCATCTTATCATTTTCTGATTGTTGTTTTTTTGCAATTAATATTTCCAATGTTATATTTTTAGCCATTTTTATATCCTCCCTATATCATATCTATATATCTAAAATGTGAAAAACTAAAAGGAACTTCTTCTTCTCTTAAAGCTTTATTTTCAAATTTTAATGCCATTAATTCACTAATTGTAACACCTGTTAATTCAACTCTTTCTGCTCCATAAGCTGTTGGGTCATCTAGTTTTGCAACTATTTTAAAATCTGGCATATTACCATTTCTTATACCATCAGCCAGTAACTTTCCAATAGTAGAGTCTATCTTATGTAATGTCATAGTTCCCTCACCAGTAAAGCCCATATATCTTTTTGACTTTCCTAGTTCCCCCATAATATCCACATCTTCATATTCTAATGTAACCTTAGCCTCAAAAGATTTAACAGAACCTAATTCTTCTCCATCTAGCCATACAGCACCAAATGAACCTCTTAAAATTTTATTTTTATCCATTTTATTAGCCATCTACCTGTCCTCCTTTTAGAACATATTAATTGTAAATTTAAAGTCCTCAACAGCATTTAATATCTTAATTTTAGCTTTCATAAATACTTTTTTCTTAAATGCAGTCTTTTTAACTTTTTCATCATCCCATTCTTCCACTTCTTTTTTACCTACTCCAAGCCAAGCTAATCTCTGTGCTTCAACATCAACTTCTGAATAGTTATCATATTCTTTATCCAAAATATCCTCTTTCTCTAATTCTTTGAAATAAGCATTAATTGCAGTAAAGAATAAAACTTGATTATCATATTTGTTTTTATATTTACCTATCCATTTCTTGAATGTTGAGTAAATATCATCTCTCATTAAGTCCATAGATTCAATTATGATAATGTCTTTCATATCTTCAGTTTCATCTTGTGTAATTTCTTCTAAAGATGTACATGCTCTTGCTACTCTTATATCTCCTTCATCTTTATACAAACAGAAACCACCTTTATCAATAACATCATCTATTTCATCAAATATAGAAACTTCCTTTAAATTCCCACATAGAAAGCTAGTAGCTGATCTAGTCATTGGTAACCCTGCTAACATTCCTAGAATTGTTGGTACATATTGCCAACCTTCAACTTCTCCTCTATTATCTACAAATGTAACCTTGTCATTCATTAAGTTTACTATGCCTTTGTTATCTGGTTTAGTAGCCTTAAATACAACAGCTTTATAAGTTTTACCTGCTTTTCTTACTGACTTTATCCAAGAAACAAGAGTTGCAGTATCTCCATCTTTCCCATCATAAGCTAACCCTAGCCAGTTAATTCTTTCTTGTGCAACTTTTTTTAATGTGTCAGATAATGTTCCATCTTTAACATTGAATACAACCACTTTATTTGGAGTGTATTCAAAGCTATCTTTAATCAATGGTAATATTTCAGCAGAATAATCATCACTTTTTATATCAGTAATATCTTTGTATACCTTTCTATCCCATTGTTTAGTAGATTCTTTTACTATTAATCCAACTATACCTAATTGACTTCTTTTAACAGCTGTAACTGCTAATTGCTTAAAAATAATTTCTATTTTAGGTAATCCCATTTATTGACCTCCTATTTCTTATCAAAACGATACTCTAATTCTTCCATCATTTCGCCATCTATATCATTTTCTATCTCTTCCATACTTAAACTATCAAAACTTGCTATTAATACTCCATCTTCAGTTTCTTCAAACTCTATTTCATCAATAGGAATAGCAAAAGTTTCATTTACCCATAATGTACCTAAGAAAGCATTTTCAATTTCATCAGATATTTTTAATCTTTCTTCTCTTCCTTTACCAGGTAAAGTAGTAAAAAAATAAATTCTGATTGTAAAGTTTCTTTCCTTAAAAGTTGTCATAAAAGCACTTGTTTTAAGACCATCTAACTCAGTTCTAAAACTAGGTCTATTGAATTTTTCAGATAAATCTTTACTATCAATTTCTATTTTAGGAAATGTTTCTTTCAATTTTGTATTAACTGCTTTTAGTATCTGACTTAGTTTAATCATTAGAAACCTCCATTTTTAATAACTTCATCAATAAAGTTATCTGCAGCTTTTAAAAATTCATCTTGAAACTCTCTCTGTGAATCTTCTAAAATATGCTCTCCTTTTTTAAAACCATGTTCTTTACCAGTTTTATCTTTTATGATATGCCCATTCTCTATTAAATGAGCATGAGGCATTGAGTTATAAACTCTAACTGTATCTTCTTCACCTTTATATTTATAAACTTTACCTCTTTTAAAACCTTTCAAATAGTTGCCTTTTTTTACTTTCACCTTAGATTTTGCTTTCTTTTTAGCCTTAGCTTTTAGTTTATTTCCTTGTTTTTGTAAGAATTTTTTAGCTTCTTTTGGGTATTTTTTAGCAAGTCTTAACACTTCTTTTTCAAGGTCTTCTAAATCATTTGTTGAAAAAACTCCCATTTTTACTCCTCTTTTCTTACACAAAAAACTTCTATGAACTGATTATCTTTAAAATCTCTGTTGAAATAAATAACTTCATACTTCAATCCCTCATAAATAAAAAACCAGTCCTTTTTTATTCTAGGAACTGATTTTACCCTAAATATAAATTTGAATTGATGTTGATTTTCTTCTGTTCCAGCTTCTCCACTCTTTTCACTTGAATTAAGAGGTACTATTTCACAGTATGCTTTTTTAAATAACTCTGGCTTTTTATCATTTTCTCCAAGTTCATTAGTTGTGTCTATCATGTGATATACATCAATAAAATGTCTTAATCTCTTAGTTATATCATTCAAAGTTATCACCCACTTGCAACTGAGTTAATAAACTTCTAGCTGTATAACTAAGGTCTTTACTTTCCTTTTGTTCCCTATTGTCATACCAATCTTGCATTAATACACAAATAATAATCTTAGCTCTTTTGATAAATTTTTCTTTTGTTACTTTTTTATCAAAGTCATTTATTGCATCTCTAAGATAATCTATTGCTGCAATCATTAAAGATTGCAACAATGTATCATCTTCATTGTAATCAATTCTTAGATAATTTTTAGCTTCTTCCAAAGTTAAAATATCTGCCATATCAATCACCTATTAA